TACGGATATAACAAAGAACACGATATGGTTGTTATATCTAAAACAGGTGAGATAGGTGAAGTATATGAAATACAAAACCTTAAAATAGCTTTACCAAAACCTGTAGATGTAAAAAAATTTAAATCTAACACTTGGCAGCATACTGAATATCCTAAGGATCTTAAAAGAATAAAATCTGTATTTGATTGGGAAGAATATCCTGAAGAATTTAAAGAACAATGGTATGATTACATCGATAATGAATTTACTTACAGAGAAAAAGGTTTTTGGTTTTACAACAAAGATGTTGCTACTTACCTTACTGGTACTCACTATATGTACCTGCAGTGGAGTAAAATTGATGTCGGTCAACCGGACTTTCGCGAGTCAAATAGATTATTCTATATATTCTGGGAAGCTTGTAAGGCCGATGTACGTTGTTACGGATTGTGCTACCTTAAGAATAGACGATCTGGATTTTCATTTATGGCATCAGGCGAGGTGGTTAACCTGGCAACCATATCCTCTGACTCTAGATATGGAATACTATCGAAAAGTGGACCAGATGCGAAGAAGATGTTCACAGATAAGGTGGTACCGATATCAGTCAATTACCCGTTCTTTTTCAAACCGATTCAGGACGGTATGGACAGACCAAAGACCGAACTTGCCTATCGCGTCCCCGCGACCAAGTACACCCGTAAGAAGCTCGAGACCAACGAATCGCTCAGAGAGCTCGATGGACTTGACACCACGATCGACTGGAAGAATACCGGTGACAACTCGTACGACGGTGAGAAACTCAAACTACTCGTCCACGACGAGAGCGGTAAATGGGAAAAGCCGACGAACATCCTCAACAACTGGAGGGTTACGAAAACGTGTTTACGATTAGGTAGTAGAATTATCGGAAAGTGTATGATGGGTTCAACAAGCAACTCATTAGATAAAGGTGGAGACAATTTTAAAAAGCTTTATTATGACTCAGATATTACACAAAGAAACCGCAATGGACAGACTAGCTCAGGATTATATTCTTTGTTCATACCTATGGAATGGAACTACGAAGGATATATTGATATGTATGGAGCACCTGTCTTCGACACTCCGAACAAACCGGTACTCGATGCAGTTGGAGACAAGATCGAACAAGGAGTAATAGAGTATTGGGAAAACGAAGTAGAAGGTTTAAAAAACGATCAAGACGGTTTAAACGAATTTTATAGGCAGTTTCCACGAACAGAAAGTCATGCATTTAGAGACGAAGCAAAACAATCGCTTTTTAATCTAACTAAAATATACGAGCAAATAGATTATAACGATGATATAACTAGATCATCACTTGTTACACTAGGTTCGTTTCAATGGAAAGACGGTGTTAAAGATAGCACGGTAGAGTTTATGCCTAATAAAAATGGTAGGTTTAAAGTTAGCTGGGTACCAAAGCTAGAAATGCAAAATAGAATAAGACTTAAAAATGGTATTAAGTTTCCTGGTAACGAGCATGTTGGAGCATTTGGCTGTGACAGTTACGATATATCAGGTACGGTTGACGGCATAGGATCTAATGGAGCATTACACGGACTTACAAAATATTCAATGGAAGAAGCACCTGCTAATAGCTTTTTTTTAGAGTATGTCGCTCGGCCACAAACAGCTGAAATATTTTTTGAAGATGTGCTTATGGCTTGTATTTTTTATGGTATGCCAATACTAGCAGAAAATAACAAACCAAGATTATTATACCATTTTAAAAGAAGAGGTTATAGAGGCTTTTCAATGAATAGGCCTGATAAAATTTACAGCAAATTGTCTGTAACAGAAAAAGAAATAGGTGGTATACCTAATTCTTCACAAGATATGAAGCAGTCACACGCTGCAGCTATAGAATCGTATATAGAAAAATATGTAGGTTTTAGCAAAGATGGTTGTGGCGATATGTATTTTAATAGAACATTAGAAGACTGGGCAAGATTTGATATAAACAATAGAACAAAGTTTGATGCCTCTATAAGTTCTGGACTTGCTATAATGGCTTGCAATAAAAACCTTTATACACCAGTTCAAGAACGACAAATTAAAAGTATAAACCTTGGAATAAAAAGGTACGACAACAAAGGATCAAGATCAAAAATAATTTAAATAAATGATTAATAAAGCTATAAAGAGTTCTTTTCCCAGCCAAGCGGTTAGTGATTTAGAAAAGATGAGTGCAGAGTACGGCGCTAAGGTTGGTAGAGCTATAGAGCATGAGTGGTTTAACACTAAAGATGGTTATGACGGTAAAAATGGATCAGGTAGATATTCAACGTCAAAACAATCATTTCACTCATTAAGACTATACGCTAGAGGAGAACAGTCTGTTAGAAAATATAAAGATGAATTATCTATTAACGGTGATTTATCTTATTTAAACTTAGACTGGAAACCAGTACCTATTATACCAAAGTTTGTTGACATTGTTGTTAATGGCATGGCTGATAGATCTTACGATATTAAAGCTTACTCGCAAGACCCAGCTTCAATACAAGAGCGCACTGACTACGTTACTAAGATAGCTGAAGATATGCAAGCTAAGCCTTTTAATGACGCTGTAGCAGGACAATTAGGTATAGACATATATCAAACTGACCAAAGCAAACTACCTGAGTCTACAGAAGAATTAGAGCTACATATGCAGCTTGATTACAAGCAGTCTGTAGAAATAGCAGAAGAAGAAGCTATTAATAGTATTTTTGATAAAAATAAATACGATCTTATATCCAGAAGAATTAATAACGATTTAACTGTTATTGGTATTGGTGCTGCTAAAAGTTCTTTTAATAAAGCAGAAGGTATTAAAGTAGAATATGTAGATCCAGCTGATTTAGTTTATTCTAACACAGACTCGCCTTACTTTGAAGATATATACTATGTAGGTGAAGTAAAAGAAGTTTACTTAAACGAGCTTAAAAAACAATTTCCAGAGCTTACTGATGAGCAGCTAGAGTCTTATAAAGGTTATAATTCACAATATAGTAATACAGCTTATAACTCTAAATCTAATGAAAGTAATACAGCAACAGTATTATACTTTGAGTATAAAACATATGCTAATCAAGTTCATAAAATAAAAAAGACTGCTACAGGTGGTAGTAAAGCTATAGAAAAAAACGATACGTTTAATCCTCCAGCTTCTGATGACTTTGAAAAAGTAGACAGAGCTATTGAGGTTATTTACGAAGGTGCTAAAGTAATTGGTAGCAAAGATCTTTTAAAATGGGAGCTTAAAAAGAATATGATCAGACCAAAAGCAGATACAACTAAAGCTCAAATGAGCTATGCTATCTGCGCGCCTCGTATGTACGAAGGTCGTATTGAAAGCTTAGTAAGTCGTATGACTAACTTTGCTGATATGATTCAGCTCACGCATTTAAAGCTACAACAAGTGTTATCTAGAGTAGTACCTGACGGTGTTTACTTAGACGCCGATGCTTTAGCTGAAATAGATTTAGGTAACGGTACTAATTACAACCCGCAAGAAGCACTTAATATGTACTTTCAAACTGGTAGTGTAATTGGTAGATCTATGACACAAGACGGTGATATGAATCGTGGTCGATTACCTATTACGGAACTTAATTCAAATGGAGGTAATAATAAGATTAGTGCACTTATAAGCACTTACAATTATTATTTACAAATGATGCGTGATGTCACTGGTTTAAATGAAGCTAGAGACGGAGGCGTACCAGATAAAAATGCTTTAGTAGGACTGCAAAAATTAGCTGCAGCAAACTCTAATACAGCAACAAGACACTTATTGCAATCAAGCTTGTATATAACCCTAACAATGGCAGAGTGTATTGCAATGCGAGTGTCTGATGTTATAGAGTATTCACCAACTAAAGAATCATTTATTAAAACGCTAGGTAAGTTTAACGTTTCTACATTAGAAGAAATGGCTAACTTACACTTGCACGATTTTGGTATATTCTTAGAGCTTGCGCCAGATGAAGAAGAAAAAGCTAAACTAGAAAACAATATTCAAGTTGCTTTACAGTCTGGTCAAATATTTTTAGAAGATGCTATTGATATTAGAGAAGTACGTAATATTAAGTTAGCTAATCAGCTGCTTAAAATACGTAGAAAAAAGAAACAAGATCAAGATCAGCAGATACAACAACAAAATATTCAAGCTCAGAGTCAAGCAAACGCTCAGGCTGCTCAAGCAGCTGCACAAGCAGATATGCAAAAACAACAAGCTCTTACAGAGTCAAAAGCTCAGTTAGAGCAAATGAAGTCGCAGCTTGAAATAGCTAAAATGGAACGAGAGGCTGCAATTAAAAAAGAGTTAATGCAGTACGAGTTTGAAATTAATAGACAACTACAAGAAGCACAGCTTGCTGTTGTAAAAGAAAAAGATAAATTTAAAGAAGATCGTAAAGACGAAAGAACTAAAATACAAGCATCACAACAAAGTGAGCTTATAGATCAAAGAAAAAACAACGCACCGCCTAAAAACTTTGAGTCCGCAGGACAAGATACATTAGGTGGATTTGGACTTGAACAGTTCGAGCCGCGTTGAAAATAAACAAACAATTATATAATATTTTATCATGTCAGAACAAACACAACCTATAGAAGAGGTAGTAGAAGAAACAGTTCAAGAAACTAAAGCTGTAGAAGAAACACCTCAAGAAGATGCTTCATATAAAGAAGTTAAAGAAGATGGTACTATTAAATTAGACCTAGGAAAACTAAAAGAGTTTCAAAACAAAAACGAAAAGACAGATGCTAAAGAAGAAGTGCGGGTGCAAGCACAAGAAACGCAAGAGCCAGTCACTGAGCAAAAAGAAGAGATCGTCGAAGAAGTCTTACAAGAAGTAACCGACGAACCAGAACAGCCTGTCGCTGAAGTAACGCAAGAAGTTGCTAAAGAAGAAATTACGCCTCAACCAGAAGTAAAACTACCAGAAAACATAGAAAGCTTGGTAAAGTTTATGGAAGAAACAGGTGGTACTATTGAAGAGTATGTAAGGCTAAATGCTGATTACTCTAATGTAGATAATAACACACTATTAAAAGAATATTACAAGTCAACCAAATCTCACTTAGATAATAGCGAGATTGATTTTTTAATTGAAGATAACTTTTCATTTGACGAAGATTTAGATGAACAGCGCGATATTAGAAAAAAGAAGTTGGCTTTGAAAGAAGAAGTTGCGAAAGCTAAGAAGTTTCTTAATGGGATGAAAGACGAATACTACAAGGAAGTCAAGTTGGGTTCTAAGTTGTCTAAAGACCAGCAAGATGCTATTAACTTTTATAACGAGTACAACCAAAAACAATCTGCCGCTAGTGAAGTCCAGCAGAAGCAGTACAAGCAATTTGAGCAAACTACCAATAATGTTTTTAACGAAAACTTCAAAGGTTTTGATTTTAAAGTTGGAGACAAGAAATATAGGTACAATGTAAGAGATGCTGCTGCTACTAAGGATTACCAGAGCGACATATCTAACTTCGTGAGGGAGTTCCTCGACGAAAACGATATGATGAAAGACGCTGCAGGTTATCACAAAGCTTTATACGCAGGTAGAAATATTGATAAAATTGTATCACATTTCTATGAGCAAGGTAAAGCTGATGCTATAAAGAATACTGCTATCAAGTCAAAAAATATTGACATGGATCCTAGAACTGTTAAACCAGTTGTAAATGCAAGCGGTATGAAAGTTAAAGTATTAGGTGGTGAAGATAGTTCAAGGTTGAAATTTAAAATTAGAAAAAAATAAAAACAACTTAAAAACTAAAAAATGGGAAATTTTAATACATCCTTAGGATTAGGTGGATCATATTCACTAACTCCTAGTGCTTCTCCTGTTGTAAGCAATACTAACTATATTGACTTTACATCATCTGATACAGCTGGCTGGGCACAACAATATCTTCCAGAATTGTATGAGCAAGAAGTAGAGCGCTACGGAAACCGTACAATCGGAGGATTTTTACAAATGGTAGGCGCTGAAATGCCTATGAGTTCTGATCAAGTAGTTTGGTCTGAGCAAAATAGACTACACATTGCTTATAAAAACTCAAGTACAACTGGAAAACACGTTAAAGTTGGTGATGCTGATTCAAACGGTGGAACTATTTTAATTGGTGAACAACTAAACTGTTCTATTAGAGTAGGTAATACTATTATAGTAACAGATTCTGCTACTGGTCTTAAAACAGTAAAATGTTACGTAAGAGCGGTTGCTTTTGAGGGTGGAACCGCAGACGGTACTGCCTCTACATCTGGATCTAATAGTCATACTATTTCTGTAGAGCCTTACACTCAAGCCGACTTAGCAACTACAACTGTTTTTTCTGATAGCGAAGCTGTAAACATTTTTGTATACGGTTCTGAATTTGCTAAAGGAACTGGTGGTATGTCAGGACAACTTAAGCCAGAATTTCAACAATACAACAACAGACCAATTATTATCAAAGAACAATTTGAAATAGCTGGATCTGATACTGCTCAAATTGGGTGGGTTGAAACAACTGACGAAGCTGGACAAAGCGGTTACTCTTGGTATTTAAAAGCTGCTGGTGAAACCAGATTACGTTTTGAAGACTACTTAGAAACAACTATGCTAGAAGCCGAGCTTACTGCTGGTTCTTCTGGAGCGTCTGGTGAAACTGGTATCAATGGCTCACAAGGTATGTTTGCTGCTATTACAGAAAGAGGTAACGTATTTGAAGATTTAGCTTCTCTTGGAGATTTTGATAAATTGTTAAAAAATCTTGATAAGCAAGGTGCTATTGAAGAAAACATGTTATATGTTAACCGTGAATTAGCTCTTACTCTTGATGATATGGTAGCTGGATTAAATGCTAACTACGCAAATGGTGCTTCTTTCGGTGTTTTCCAAAACGATGCTGACATGGCGTTAAACTTAGGTTTCTCTGCTTTCCGTAGAGGATCTTATGATTTCTACAAGTCAGACTGGAAATACTTAAACGATGCTTCTGCTCGTGGTGGATTTGGAGATATCTCTGGAGCTTTAATTCCTGCTGGAACTTCTACTGTTTACGATCAAGCAATGGGTAAAAACATGACTCGTCCTTTCTTACACGTACGATACAGAGCTTCAGAAACTGATGACCGAAGAATGAAATCTTGGGTAACTGGTTCTGTTGGATCTGCTAGCTACGTAGGAGACGACATTATGGAAGTACACTATTTGTCTGAAAGATGTTTAGTAGTTCAAGGAGCTAATAACTTTGTATTATTAAAAAATTCATAATATTAACTTTTAAAAACTAAACAGAAATGGAAAAATACTTATATTTCAGAACACAGGCCACTATTGCCGACGATGATGATTCAGCTCAATCAGCTTGTTTCCCATTGTCTAGCTTTCTTGGTATGCATCCAACTGCAGATGATACACTAACATTGTTTTTTATACCTCAAATCAGAATTGCTGGTGGTGTAACTGACGGATCCGATTTTACAAACAGCGATAAAGTTGTTTTAACTCTTGGAACCGTTAACACTCACAAAGCTGCTATGAAAGGTATAATTAAAGGTTTTGCTAGTGCTGCTAACTTTAAAAGTTCAACAGATGACAACGACTTTATTGTTGTCGCTGATGACTTATCAGGAGCTACATCATACATTACACCTGAGGTTAGTGCAGTTTCAACAATTGCAATCGGTGCTGCATTCTCATAATGCTGTACTAAACTTTAAACTTATGGGCGTCTTTACGGCGCCCTTAGGTTTATTTAACGTGACATTAGCCTATTACTAATTATACATAAAGGCTATTGTCATATTT